ACTTAGCATTAGATATTGGAAAAGCACCTGACATTAGATTAAGTTTTTACTCCCTCTTTCATTAACTGCTGAATTAATTATTGATGTAATAGTTCCTCTGTTTCTAATTAATAGTTCATCAAAACCAGAAGCATCTAAAGTGTTAATATTAAAATTAACTGTTGTTTGTCCACCATTTGTTCCTCTTGCGGCTTGTGTAATTTGTCCTGTTTGATTTGGTATAAACATTTCTGCACCTTGTTCGCCAACGATTACAGGCTGGCCTTTAGATACTGCACCACCTTTAGCGAAACCAAATACTTTACCAATAGATTGTAATAATCCACCACCACCACTTAATGATGATTGTAATATTTTTTGTTTTGTTTTAGCTTTTTCGATTGCCAATAATACTGTTTCTCTAGCAATAATCTCTATTATAGTTGATAAGATTTCTACTAATAATGTTCTTGCTAAATCTTTAAATGTAGTTTTTAATTCTTTACCTAAAACTATTGCTTCAGCTAGTCCTTTTGAAAAACCTTTAATACCTTTTTCTAAAATATTAGAAACAAATAATGCTGTGTCAGTTAGTTTATCCATATCTTTTTTAATAACATCAGATATTTTCATAAAATTGTCTTTTGTTTGTACTAAACTTTTGTTTGTTTTTAATACAGTTGAATATGCTTTGTGTAATTGGTGTTGATAATCAAAAACACTTAAATTTAGTTCATCTTGTTTTTTTCTTAAATCTATTAGTCCAAAAGAAAATCTATTTAATATTTCTGCTAAATCTTCAAACCTATCTCTTAAAAATTTAACTGCTCTTGCAACTCCTCGTACTGCGGACGCAAAACCTTGAACTGCTTTAGTTAAAATAAATCCTATCGCATTTGCAATAGCTTCAAAGTCTTTTGAGTTTTCTTCTATAAATTTATTTAAACTACTAAATTCTTTTTTAAGTTCATCAAAGAATTGTGCGCCAGCTACATTTTTCTTGAAGTTAAATAATTTATCTCCAAGCATTGATAATGTTCCTGTAAATGTTGTAGATAATTCATCTGTTGCAGTTCCAAATTTTCCACCTTTACCAAACACTCTTTCAAATGCTTTTATAGTTTCTTCTGCTGATACAGTTGCACCAGCTTGAAAACCTAACATATTTCTTACACCTTTTTCTCTAAATACATCAGCCGCCGCTATACCTCCAGCAAATGATCTTTGTATTTGTTCAGCAGTTTGTTGAAAATCTAATCCTGTAACAGCCGCAACATTACCAGTAATTTCTAAAATTTTTGATAAACTTTCAGCATCTCCAGCAACAACTGCTAGATTACCTGATGCCGCTTGTATTTGTTCTAGTGAAAAAGGAACTTTAGCGGCAAAGTCCGACATTACTTCAAATGCCTTTGCACCCTCTGTTGTTGAGCCAAATAATTGTTTTAATCTTACATTTAAGTCTTCAATACTTCTTCCTGTTGAAACAAAAGATTTTATAACAAGACCAGCACCTATTGTTGCAAATGCACCTCTTAAAGAAAATACTGCACTTGTAAGTCCAGCTAATTTACCTCTAATACCATTAAAGGCTTGTCTAGTCTTATCTTGTGCTAATATGTTTATCTTTAAATTTTGTGCCATTATATTTTAAATTTCTTTGCTTCAGCAAGTTGTTGTTTGGTTTTATACTCATCTTGTTCTTTTTTCAAGTATGCTAACCAAAGATTATAATGAGCAACTGGCATATCAAGAACTTCTTGAATAGTGATGTGGAGTCTGTCTGCTACAACTAAAAGCGACCTTAAATCAGGGTCGCTATCTACTTTTTTTCGGCTTCCTCAAATGATGTATCTAAAAGTATTTTATTGGCTATTGTTCCAATAATATTAGAATCAGCTTTCTTTCTTAATGCAAATTTATCTTCAGGACTAAATGCTTTTACCATCTCTCCTTTGTCATTTTTGACTTGGAGTTTCATTATAAGTAAATCAACAAGAACAGTTAAGTCTTGAAAGTTATTAGACTTTTTAAATATTGTGTTTTTTTCTTCAAGGGTTAATGGCTCTGAATAAAAGATACTAGCATTACCATGCTCATCTTTCCATTCAGGAACTTCAATAGTAATAGTTTTAAGAGTCTCAAAATGAGATTTTACTCTATCAATAACTGACATAAAATATTATTAGACAGTTCCTATTGTTAATGCACCAGTTCCTTGAAAAGTAACAGTTCTAGAGATAATTGCGTCCATTGAGTTATTTACAGACATACCAGTTACAATTCCTGTTCCAGTAAAACTTCTGTCGCCACTTGCATTACCCTCTGGTAATAAAATAAAAGCGAGTGAAGCACCAGCTACTAAACTTGTTTGTGGTGTATCAGTTTCATCAAAGTGCATTTCTAAAGTACCAGAGAATGAAGTTCTACCAGCAACAAAAGATTTAGTTGCATCTGTTAAAGCTGTGTCCTCTACTACATCTCCAGTTGTTTCTAGTGTGAACCCTGTTAGTTCCCCAACTCCAGTTCCACCAACTGTTACAACTCCTTCTTTTCCGTGATGTGTTGCCATTTTTTGTCCTTTTTACTTTTTGATTGTTGTTCTTGTTTTTGTTCCTTATAGCCTAAACTTAAAAAATGTTCAAGATTAGATTCATTAATAACTATTTCTAAATTACCTTTATATAATTTAATGTCTTTAGCCATAATGCTTTATATTATTTATCTTCTTCCTCGTCAATATCTTCCTCATCTTCTTCAAAATCATCTTCGTCATCAATATCTTCTTCCCAATCTTGACTATCATCTTCTTGGTTTTCTCTCATTTCTGCTAATAAATCTTTTACTTCTTCACAAAGTAAAGACTCTTTATCGTGCATTTTTTCTATCTGATCTATTTTCTTTTCTATTTTATTTATAATTTTTTCTGACATAATTTATCCTATGGTGTTCCAGCTTGATATTCGTACATACACCTAATTGTCATTCTTATACCACCAACAGGAAATAAACTTCCCTCATCAGTTTCTACTTGTATGACTTCTGTATCAAGTGCATTACCAGATCGAGTAATATCAGATTCTAATGCAGTTTCAATAGCAGTAATTAATTGATTTCTTAAAGTATCTATATTTGATTCTGCACCTTTAACAAAACCAAGAACTACAAAGTCTATTGTACCATGTCTAGTTTTAGCACCACTTCCTAATTCAGAATCATCTCTGTTTTCTTCAGATGTTTGTACTATTACTGCTGGATATTGTTGTTCTGATAATTCGTCTAGCAAGAAAGGTTGTCTTGTAGCTTTTTTAACATCAGGGCTAGATATAGCCGCTATAACTGTTAATAAATTTGATGCTATATTTTCTCTTACACTCATATTTTAAACTTTCTTAATTCTTTTTCTACAAATCTATTGAATTGTTTTCTTATAATATTTTCTGTTCTATTGTTAAAGCCAAAAAATTCTCTTTTAGGGTCTTTCAATACTTGATTAAATAATGCTCTTTGCATCATTTGAGAATTGCTAAATGCTAAACTTACTTTGTTTCTTCCTGTTTTTTTAATTGTAGAATTAGGTGTAAGACTTCCTAACATTCTACCAGAATAAAATAAATCAACTTTTGTAGGTTTTCCCTCTCTTTGTAGTTTTTTTAAATAACCCTCTGAATATGGTGCAAATGGTCTATCTCTAAAATCAATACCTTTTTGTGTTTTAGTTCTAATAATATCTAATAATTGAAATCCAGCTTGTTTAAGTCCTTTATTAATAACTCTTGGTAATACTGCTTGGAACTTTCTAAATTTTTGTTGAACTTGTTTAGAGTTTGTTTTTATATTTAAATTGACAGCCATTATCTAGTCAATCTTCTAAATCCATGTAAAGGTTCTCTCTCATTTGCTACAATAGTTCCTGAAGCATCAACATCATATTCTACACCATCTTCTAATACCATTCTCCATTCAATATTGTATTGTGCCATATAATATTCTGCCATTCTTTCAAATCTGTCTTTTTCTGTTTCTGGTCTAAATTTAGTTAATGCTGGTAATAAGAATCTGCCAAGAAATAAATAAACACCAGCTCGTTCAAACTGATCTAAATTAACTTTTGTATCTACCATTTCAGCAGTGTTTAAAACTGTAATATCTGTAAATATATTTGTTTTATATACTGGCCACCATTCGACTCTTAACTGTCTTAAAATATCGTTAGTAGTTTGTGCAAAGAAATTAACTGCTTCTGTGTCGCCAGCCGCTATACCAAAACCAAAAGCATCTGGTTGATACTTGGTTACATCAGCCGCAACAATAACATCTGCTCCTGTATAATTAGCCATAAATTTTACCTGCTAACCAGTTTAAAAATCTACTAATCTTTTTTCTTA